GCGCGGATCACCGACACGGAGAACACCGTTCAGCATCGGCCCATAGTTCTGCATGATCCACGCATACGGACGGCTGTACGTGAAAATCACATTGTCCGGAACAGGGTTCGATTCGTCAGTTGTTGGCGCAGCGAACGTGTCCAACGGGTTGCGGAGATGCCACTCCACCAGCCGCTTATCAAAGTTTGGCTTCAGAAACACCGGGGCAGACGAGTACGCAAGGAAGTTACGCGCCCGACGACGATCCTTCTGTGCCATACGGTTCTGATCCCACATTGACAGCATCGCCCTGCGACGGTCACGGGCGAACTGCATCGACCGGTCAGACCCTTCACGCAACGCAGGGAAATACGGTGTCGGCTGCGTCGAGGTGATACGCATAGCCATCTGATCCATGCCCTGCACCAATAGGTTCGCCACAGAAGAACGCGCCGTACGATCCAGTTCCGACAGCGGAACAACAACTTCACCGTTGGCAAGACGGCGAACTTCGCGCATCTGTTGAAGGACTGGGCCTAGTGCCGTGTGACGTTCGCGGTACAGCTCACAAATCGCTTCAACTGACTTCATGCGTTACCTTCGCTAGACGGAACCACCGTAAAGATAACACAGTTAACGGTTCAAAAGCCATGACGGTCGCCACTGGCGGGGTGGTGTCTTCGCTTGTGTCAGGTTCGGCAGGTTCAAGACAGCCATCCACAACGCCATCACGATGTCAGTACCGTTTTTCTTGTCGCGGGTCCACTTCGTCAACTCCTCCAAAGCGGCAAGAGTCTTCCAGTTGCCACGCATGGACGGGAACCGCATCGCCCCGGACCTGATCAGTGGGGGTAGCAACGCCTCAACACCAAGGTTTTCGTCGATCTTGTTGCGGGAAGTGGTGTGCGGGACCACATTCACCCGGTTCATGGCCTGCCATTTACGCACAAAGTCGTGTGCCAGGAGGAATCTCTGTGCCGCGTTGATTTCCACCACCCAATGCGAAATCGGATAGTTCATGTCAATAGACCGTTCCTGCCATTCGTCCATCAAACCCGAGTAGGTGCCTGTCGCAGTGTCATAGCCGAGGACTTCTTCAGCTGTCAGTTTCACTCGGTCCACATCCACAATGTGGTACAGGCCGGTGTCGGGCTGGTAGATGATCCATACAAACGCCCAAAACATGGTTGGGGACGGGTCCACCGCCACAATAGATATCCACGGGTGAGCCAAACCTTCGGGGATATATCCGGGTTGGCGGTCGTTGTCGATACAACCAGGGTATTCCACCCCGTCCATGCCTTTCCCGCCGGTCATCCATGTGCGGTCAATCAGGCGGGAGTCCAGGTCCAGGTCTTCTTGCTGGTACACGACGTTGAACACGTCAGGTTTGCTGTAACGAATGAATGACAGGTCTTTCCACGGCAGACGTTTCGGGTCAAGCAGCGGCCCATCAGGGTATGGGTCGGCTTTGAAAGATCGGGATTCTTTCCCCGTGTCCAATTCTTCGTAATACGCTTTGTAGATGATGTGGCGATACTTCTTCTGACGGACCGGTTGCCCTTCCTGAACATCTTCAGGTGTCTCCACATCCGAACCGTCATACGAAATGTCGTCTTCTATGTCGTATGTTTCCTTCGCAAGACAATGAGCGTAGAGATCACCACTCCCAAGACGCTGACCAACAACGGCGAGAAGTCCGCCAGGATCGCAGCGAGCCTCTGCAACATTGTCCCAACGCTCAAGAAGTTTATCCCGAGCAACAGACTCCCGAGCATTGTCAGGAGAGGCCACGTCATCGAACAAGCAGAGGTCGGCTCGGTGTCCGATGAACTCTGACTCAATACCGTAGGCGCGGACGGTTGGTTCTTTATTGTCAAGCCCGTTCCCGTCCAACTGTTCGACGACGAACTCCTCCGCCCTCCATAAAGCTCCTTTGTCGGTGGGTTTGAACCGACCGTAATCAATAGAGAGACATCCTTCGGCATTGACTGCTATTCCTTTCGTCACCATTTGCGGATCCGGCTGTATCGGCTGAACCCTCTCAAGTGTTTCACGAATACGGCGTGAATACAACTTCGCCATATTCTGCGACACTGACCCGATCATCACACGGATCCTGCGGTTCCGGCAAATAGCCCACACCGCCACATCATGGAACAAGGTTGACTTGCCCGCACCCGGAGGCACATTCAACACCACGAACTCTTTTTCTTCGGACTCCAACAACTCAATCAGCTTGTACGCGGCCTCAACCTGCCACGGAGAAGCCACACGCCCCAGGTAATACCGCCTGAAAAACTCGAAATCATCCAAGCCACGTTTCGCTTCCTCACACAGAAGCTCATGCGGGATAGCAGACGGCAAATCCGCTGCATCCATCGACAACTGAAACTCCAAAGCCTGACGGCCACCAGCCCCAGCACCCCTCGACCCCTTGAACTCTGCCTCAGCACGGGCAGTAGCCAACACCTTCGCTTTCTTGATCCACCGGGAACCAGTGTTGTAATGCACACCAGCCTGGGCGCAAGCATCCTTGATCGAATGACCCGCCTGAACAAGCGCAAAAAACTTTGCTTTGTCTTGCGGAGGAACAGCTCTTTTAGTCCCCATCAATAATCACACAGGAGAGTTTCTGCTCGTCCTTCTCACAGTGGCTTTCTTGGCAGGAGACTTCACCTTGTCAACAATCTTCTTCAGTTTCGCACCAGGGATTTCATCCTCAATAGTCTGAATGAACTTCCCAGTCCTTGTGTCGGGTATTTCCTTCACAACCTTGATCGGCTTATTGGAAACAATCACACCGGGATTATCCTCAGGAACAATACTGTTGCGCTTTACCTTGCCAACATACGCAGAACCACCACGACTGTACTCAGACACATTGTTACCAAGAGTGCCTTTGTTCGTTTTCGGGTTCCAAGAAAAATTGACATTCTCATCAGGACGAGCAATCGAACCAGTACGCGGCTGAATCTCCTTCAAACCTTTTTCTGGTGAACCATGAATCACTTTCTTACCAAGTGCATAAGAGTTCTTCGCTATGTTGAACGCTTTTCCTGCTGCCGTCCCGCCAAGCGCAGTAGAAGCAGCACCAATAATTTGGCCCTTGTTCAATGGGTTGATACCAAACGAAGTACCAAGTGGTGTACCTCCAGCCAACTGACTAGTCGGTTTGACCACAGGAGTTTTTGCCGTAGAAGCAAACCTGTCCTTCGTGGACGGCTTTGCCAAACCAGTAGCCTTCTGACCAACAGCAGTAAAAGCCTCAGTCGGCTTTGCCTTTATAGGGGTGAAGCCAACAATCTTCCCGTTCTTGTTGATACCGCGATCACCGTCATTGTTTGTTGACTTTTTCTTTGCGGCCATTCCAGCTCCATGAAGTTTTACGGTTTGATCCCGACACACACCATACACCCTGTGCAATAATGACATCGCAACTTACGAAGCCCTCACCGCTGGGAAGCAAGCGAGGCAAGCAAGGCTGTACACCGGTTGCATGGTGCGGGGCATTGAACACCAGGGAACTGGGGTCGATGAACCCTGCAACCAAGAAGTACCCACGACCGACCCTTCCCCTGTTGCGTAAGAAGTTCAAGCAGCGTTGAATCAACGACTAAAGATTCACATCATTCCTGGTGTCGGCTAAAAGCAATTAGCAACGGCCACCATCAACCGTCATGGTTGTAAAGCGTGGGGGAAGCGAAGCCAGCACTGCCGATCATCCGGCGAGCAACTCCCGCCCGTTGGTTGGGCTACCGCGCCAGCAAGCTGGCTTGGTCACAGGAAAGCGGTGGTCACCTCTCCCCGGGTGTTACACGCTTCGGATGAGCTTTGAGGATCAACCACACAGAGTGACCACCAACCACCCACCGTCACCAAACCCGCCACACCCCAAAAGAGTGAAACCAGGCATTGACAGATATACGTATACCTACCCGCACGTGCCTCGGCACACCCCCGGTCGCGTCCCCGCTGCTAGCTGCCAGGGCCAGATCGAATCCCCTGCCGGGGCCGTTTATTACATAACTAGTATTATGGGCGACCCCTACCCCCCACCTACGTACCTTAGTTTTGATTCGCAACTAGGGCCGATCACCGTTGGGAGCTTCCGCAACCGGCGTGCTTGCAATAGTTAGCGGTCAGGGGCCAACTGTGCTGCCTTGTGTCTGTGTCTGTTTGTGTGTGGGGTGTGTTGCTTGGCTGTCGGGTGTCACGAAAAAAATTCCGGCTACCCTCTTGACAAGTGTTAGACGGTTCCTTATAGTGGTCACCAACACGGCAAGTTTGCCGATACGAAAGGGGCCAACAATGGGAACAATGACCGAGGACGGCAAGTGCAACACCTGTCACGACTACATTCGTGACTGTCTCTGCGAGGACGAAAACACGGTGTGCCACATTTGCGGAAACTCTGACTGCGGTATCTGCGAGGTGTGCGAAGAATCCTACTGTAATTGCGACTGCGGGGGGTGACCGTGAGCTTCCACATAGAAAAGTATGACGGCTACGGCCCCACGTGGGCGGTGGTGGATTCCGATTCGGGCGAGGTGTGGACTTTCTTCTACGATCTTGCTGATGCGGAACAATTCGTAGCGGAACGGGAGCAGGCGTGAACGGGCTACCGATGGCGGTGTGTTTGGTCGCCGGATTTGTTCTCATCATGTGGGCAGCGTTGGGCGACTGATCAAGGGCCGTGTCCCCTGGCGGGGTTGTGGCGGGTTCGATTCCCGCGCATGGGCGGAACCTTTGTGGGTTCTTGACACGGGCAAGATACCGTGTCACAATTCAGACGGGGCGCAAGCTCTAAACAGAAAGGGGGCAGCAATGCCGACAGAACAGGAACAGGAAACCTACACGGTTGATCGCAACGCGGAAGGGGCATGGCGGGTGTCCGCCATTGTTGGCGGGTTCTTGGTGACCCGGTGCTATTACGGGTTCACGCGCCGCGAGAGTGTCGCACGGTTCAGGGCAGAAATGGGGAGGGGTCACGCATGAGCGCGTACCTTGTCGATTCCGACACCCTCGACCTATTGGTGACGGCAGCTATTGACGGGCCACCACACCGGCGCGGGCTACGTGTCGTCCACGGTGGAACGGTTCACCATTTCGGCGCGGACCCTCTCAACAGCACCGGGGACGCGAATACCCTCGGACAACTGCTCCATGACGCAAACGTAGCTAGTGTGAACTATCGCTACGCGGACGGGGACGGCCCTGGCACGTACACGTTTCGCCGGGTGTCCGGCATTGGCGGTGTGGGCGTGTCCTATTGGGACGTTGTGACTAGCGCGGACTGTCTCGATTATCAGTCATGCGAAATGCCTGGATGGGGTGAGTCTTTCGCGGCGGCGGTGATTCGTGCGATCCGGGATAAGGCTGTCGATCTTCTCACCCCGGACGGGGCCGCGTGGGGTTGGACTAGGCAGCTTGGCGCGGATCGTGTCGCGGCTGTGGCGGACAAGGTGAAAGGGGGCCAGGCGTGATTAGGGCGGGCGGTGTGTATTGGCGGCGGTATCCTTGCCGCCTGTGTGGGGCGGTTCCAGGTATGCCGTGTGTCGATACGTGGCAGGGCGGCGAGATTGAACTAACCCACCGGGAACGGGAACCGTTGCCCGGTAGCAACGTCACCGCTGCCGAACGTGCGGACCGGGATACCTTGTCGGCGTTTCTTGACAGCTTGATCGGGGGCCTCTAATGGGTGCTTGTACGAATTGTGGCGCGGCGGGTGTTGATCCCGATCGGGGCGTGTGCGACCCGTGTTTCGAGGCTATGCCGTTGGGCGTGTGGGCTAGTTCCTGGCCTGTGCCGGTGGTGACGTGCGACCGGTGCGGGTTGACTGTTGCGGAATCGGCAGCGTGTTGGTACATGGCTACCCCGGTATGCGGGGCGTGTTTCGTGGCGGATGACCGGTCCACCCTTTCGTTCCCGCTTGACGTGATCGGGGGTGCGGAATGAACGGTCATACTCTCGCGGGTTATCTCATGTTCGGCGCGTATTGTGGCACGGTTCTGTCGGGGTTGGCGGTGTTCGTCCGGCGGGAGAACCGCGGCCCGGTGTGCGGGGACTGTTCGGATGACATGGGCGACACGTTCGATACATGGGCGGATGCGGTGCGGGACGGCCTCGATACGGTCCCGTGCCGGGTGTGCGGACGGACAGCTAACGCGGGTGTGTAGCGTGTCCCGTCCTGGCAATGTCGGGACGGGGTGCGGTGAACACTCACCACTAACAGCCTAGAAAGGGGCAGCAAATGGGCTACTACGCCTACCAGGTGGACGGGGAACCGTTCACAATTCATAACGCGGGGGCGGTTCTCACCAACCTTGCCACAACCGAAACAAACCACGGCGACTGTGTGCGTCACGCATGGGTCGCGCCGGTGGCCGAATACCGCAAGAACCACACAACCGACACGGCGGCACTGTTCGCTATCGTCACGGACTTTGGGTTCGAGGCAGAACAGGCGGACGGGTTGATTACGATCAACCGGTGGAACGGTGAGAAGTGGACAAGCTCCGTGACGGACTTCTTTCGGGCGTTTTCTTACGGGACCCGCGACCATGTGACCTGTATTTTCCGGGGTGAGGACGGCGAACATTGGGCGTTGATCCTCGATGGGCATAGCGGAGTCCGCGAGGCTGACGTGACCGTCACACTGACTGTCGAGGGGGCGTGAACATGGCTACCGTGAACACAGCTATGCGGGCAGTTGATCGACTGACGGAGGCTACCAACGCGCTGAACGATCCCGCGGTGTATCAGGCTGCACGGCACGTTGGCATTGAAGAAGCATTGCGGGAACTTGTGTGGCGGGTTGGCTACCTGGCAGCACAGATCGACCCGTACGCGGGGTTCCCGGAACCGACAGAAGAAGATCAGAACCCGTTTAGCGGGGCAACAGAAAGGGGCAACGCATGAACCGCCGACACTCAAAGAATCACCCCGCGGTCATGTACGCCCGGCAACAGGTCCGCCGTGAACGTGTCGCACGATTCGAGGAAATGTGCGGGTTAGCCGTCCTGGTGTCCATGATCGGCAACACAGCATGGCTAGGACAAGTGAACGCCCCCGCTGCTGTGTGTGTGTCCGTGTTCGTGACACACCTAGTAGCTGCCCTGGCCCTGCTCATGGGCCGGGACGGGTGACGCGCCGTATCCTGTGGGCGTTGCGTTGCGACCCGCTGTGGTTGATCCGTGACAGGCGGCGAACACACAACTACGTGATCGCAAAAACCGTAGGCCGTGTGTCAGTAGCTTGGTTCCGTTGGGATCGCAACAAAGTGTGGCAATGGTCGAAACACTCTCACCGTGCCGCCAGGTTTACCACAGCCGAACACGCCCACACAGCTGCCGAATCCACCACCATGCCTATCGGACACACCTACCAAGTGTTGAGAGTCAAACGCGACATCTAATCTGATAGTCTCCCCATTGGCCCCGTCCACCGGTTCCCCCTTCCCGGTGTGGCGGGGCCTCTTACCGTATCGGGACACGTGTTAGCGGGCGGCCACGTTCGGAACGTTGCGCCGGTGTCAGACCACCGTACATACCATCACGCCGCCCGGACACAGCCTCGAACGGCATAACGAACGCGAGACATTCAGCTTTGACCGGGCAGTCAGTACAGAACCGCAACGCTGCCCGGTACGGGCCGATACTGTGATCGCCTGGTTCAACGTGCGGGAAAAACACGTTGATGTCCACTCCCCGGCAGGCAGCTTGATCAGCCCAACCCATGAACGCCTACCGTACCTCGCGCAACCTCAATTACCTCGCAGTTGCCGATACGCCTAGCAGAACCTACATTACCTCGCACTACTTGATTCCCTTCTGTGCGCGTCTGTCTCGTTTGCGTTGTACTTCGTCGTCGTGTTCGTTGCGTCTGACGTGGCACATACATGGGCATGACCGGTGAACATTCTCCGGCCACAGGGTCAACGCCCTGGAAACTGTTCCGCAGTGATCACAGTTCAGCATTGGAATGGCTTCATTCACGGTCAGCATTGGAGCGAAGACCCATGAGGTGTTCACCGATCCATTGTGCGACAGGGCTTGCGACTCCGTTGCCGCACATTTTGTAGCGGTTCGTGTCTGATACGGGGCCGTTGGTTCCGGTGGCGGTGTGATTGTCGGGCCAGCCCATGAGTCGTTCACATTCGGTTGGGGTGAGTCGACGTACCTGCATTGAGGGTTCCATTATGCAATCTCCTGAGTCTATTCCGATTCGTAATGCCCGATACACATCTTCTGTGACGGACTGGTTATACCCGTCAAAAGCCAGCACCGGGTCTGTCACGATGGCATGGGTGCTGTTGTGTTGTCCTTGCCAGCCATGACCAAAACCCCTGAGAGTGGCGGCCACTTCGTTTCCTTCAACATCTGTTGCTATGAACGGCACGTTGTTCCCTCCAGTACCCATCCGGTTCTTCAAACATGGGGTCAGACCGTCATCGTAGATACGCACATCGTCAACGCGTGTGCCGTCAATGATAAGTACGGTTGCCCTGGTTTCGTGAGCGTTATCAAACGCGTTCAATGTCGGTGACACCCCCCCCACAATCCAGGTTTCGTAGTCTTGGTCATTCTGTGCGCGGCGGCGTTTCGTGAACCACAAGTTTGTTCTCCATCACGTACTGGTTTCCGATGCCTTTATAGTCTCGGGCTGCGAGTGGACCAACAATGTTTCGCTGCCCCCCCCAAATCTCCACGGGATGCACGGAGAGTACCTACACCGTCAACGTATCCACCGATACTGCCAGCAGTAAAAGGTTCCACGAACAGCACCTGATCATTAGCACGGGCCAATGTGAGACTGGTGTCTTCCGATACGAGCGGGCCTTTGCCTCCACCGGGTTTGCCTTCATGGTTCCTTACCGTGTACGCCACCGCTGCACCGTTCCCTTCGCGTCAAAGAGTGGGAGAATGGGTCTCTGACGGTTGCGCGTCCATCCCTTGTGTGTGAGAAAACACAATCGGTTGTTCCTCAACCACCAGGTTGTATGCCTCATCCCCAGCAGGTCCACCGGAACCTTTCGCCCATTTTGATGTCACGGTTCCTCGGAGGACTCCGTTGTCGTCTGTGTGGCCTGACTGGCTACCTGCTCCAAAGCTGTCTGCAACCTCGGCGGGAGAGTCTTGCCTCGACGGTTTGCCCTTCGCAGAATTCCCTGGGCGGCTTTCGCCGACAGCAAATATTTTGTCGGGACATCCTGCGGCTGTTGCAGGATCAAAGCAAGAGATGACGAACACTCGTCTACGCCTTTGGGGGACTCCGAAGTATTGTGCATCCAGCACGACCCACTCCGAGAAACACGCCCCTGCTTCATCCATTTCGTGGAGGACTTCCCCGAAGTCGGCACCTCCGTTGGATGATAAGGCCCCGACGACGTTCTCCCAAATAGACCAGGTTGGGTAGGTTCCATTGCTCAACTCTCTCAGTTCTTTGATGATTCGGATTCCTTGATGGAACAGACCTGACCGTTCGCCGGACAGTCCTGCTCGTTTCCCTGCAAGGGACAGGTCTTGGCATGGTGATCCCCATGCGACAACGTCAACACCGCCTGTGGCTTCAAGGATGTACGCCCCTGTGAGGGTGGACACATCATCCCATTTCGGTACGTCAGGCCAGTGGTAGTCCAGCACTGCGCGGGCGTGTTTGTCGATTTCGCATTGGAAGACGGTTGTCATGCCAGCTGCTTCCAGCCCCATGTCAAATCCCCCAACGCCTGAGAACAGGCTTAGTACACGCATCAGATTTTTCTCTTTCTTGCACATTCACGGCATCTGCGAGAGCCGTTAGACGGTTGAATGTATGTGTTATCCGGACTGTACTCATGTCCGTAAGGACATTCAGTCTTGACTGACTGTCCATTGGCAGCAGCATTTTCTGTGTTGCTAAGCAGCCGGAGATGACCAGGATTGCAACATTTCCTATTGCGACAGATGTGATCAACGGTCATATCTGTGGGAATCTGTTTCCCATGATGCATTGACCAAGCTACGCGGTGCGCCAGTCTCATTGTAATTCCGTCCCACGTCTGCCCATAGCCATGCGAACCGCACGACTGCGCCCAGTTCCAGCACTCATCATCAGTGGTAATAGATACGCGTGACCACCATGCTGTGTCAGCCAAATAGCGCAAATCAAATGGTTTGTTCTTGGTAGCAGGCATCTAAAACGGTTCTTCGTCTGCTTCAACTGCGGGCATCGGGCGACCGACCTTCGCCCCGGCAAACACTTCCTTGATGGTGTCAGCGGAACGGTCCTTCAGCCACACATCCCAACGAAGCGACGGGCCACACGCATCAACGATGAACTTGATTGACTTGCCTTTCGTGCCGTCCTTCTTCGTGTACTCATCCTGTTCGTAGCGACCCGTGACGATGACGGTGTTGCCCTTCTTCAACGATGCAACAATGTTCTCTGCAAGAGAACCGAACGCGGTGCAGTTGTGCCAGGTGGTCTTCTTCTTGTCGTCCTTGCCGTACGTGTCGGCAACAGAGAATTCAGCGACGGCCATGCCGCTGGTGGTGAATCGAAGTTCCGGGTCCTGCCCGATCTTTCCTTCTACGGTGATGTGGTTACTCATTGGGTTTCCCCTTTTCTTGGGCTACGGGTTGTAGCTGGATGATTCGTCCTGCTTTCTTACGGCAGGGGTGTGTCGGGGTTTCTGACGGCACTACGTGGAGGGTGACTGATACACCGCAACGGTCACAAATCCATTGCTGTTTTGTCACGGTGTTTCCTTTCCCTTCTGCATTGCCGACATTCCCGGCTTCCGTTTGTTCGAGTATAGGTGTTGGTGGGGTTGTATTCGTGTCCGTATGGGCAGTGGGTTTTGTTGGCGTGGTAGTGCCTGCCTCGTTCGATCACGTCTCTCATGTTGTCTGTTTGGGTGCCGCCTTCGAGGTGGTGTGGGTTGACGCAGGTGCGGTTGTCGCATTTGTGTCTGACTACTGGCGGCCATTCGAGGGTGGCTATGAAGTGGGAGAATCGGTGGACTGCTCGGTGTTTTCCGTGGGCGTAGAACTGGCCGTAGCTGTCGCCGCGTAGTGATCCTTGCCAGTTCCAACATTGGTCGGGGGTGAGGATTTCTACTCTTGCCCAAAACCGTTTTGTGACTCGGTATGCGGGTAGTTCCATGTTGCCCCCAGGGTTGTCCACCGCCTGTGGGAAAACTTAGCATTGTCATTTCAGGGCGGTAGTGCAAACCCCTAACCTGCTGTTGACGATTGCGTTGTACGCTTTGAGGCCGTAACCAATCAGGGCTGACCCTGCGCCGGGTGTTCCATCGGCTTTCCCTGTTGTCCCGTTGACAAACTTGATGCGCCCGTCAACCCAGCAAATTATGTCTGCTGTCCGGATTGCTTCTTGGAACCAGCGAGTGTCAGGTCTTGCGAATACAAGCGCAATTCCGTCGCCGTGACCAGCAAGTTTTGACATCCATGTTGGGGTGTGTTTCCCGTAAGGGGGGTTTAGCCACACGGTTCCTGTCCACGGGAGTAGGAGTCCGTCGTCCGGGAGAACGTATTTGTGTGTGGCGGGAACATGATCGTGGCGGGGTGCTGCACATGGGTCTAGATCAAATGTGATTCCTAGTGCCGTGAAGATGTGGGGGGGGGTGTACCATTCGACGGGGACGGTTGCCGCTGATGATTCATGGGTGAAACCTCTGCTCATTAGCATCCGCGTTTCCAGCGTTGGACTTTGGGGTGGTGGGATCGGCAGATGAAGGTTTGTAGACCCATGCAGTTGGCTTTGATTGCGCCCCAGCCCCACGGTCCGGCGGGCCATTTGTATACGCCGCCTGTGGTGTGGCCGAGCCATGCGATGTTGTCTACAACTCGGGCTTGTTCGATGGCGGTTTTGCCTGCTGCGCTGGAGCTGTTGGACCAGCGTTGCCAGGTGCCTCGGGCTATGCCGTACATTCCGGTGTAGGACCGGCTGGAGTGGTTGACCGTCAGATTCGTTTCACATTTCGCTAAGCGTCTGTAGAACCGCCACGGCATAACCAGCGCGTCTAGGTCTTTGGTCGCCTCCTGCGCCCTTACAGGGGCCGTAGAGAGGATTGTGGGTGAGAGGGTGGACAGGGACAGGATGAGAACGGCAGCGGTTTTACGCATGGGGTTCCTTTCGACGAGGGACAGGGCGGTGTCAGACCATAAAACTCCTAACTGTTATACAGATTAGGAAAGTCTAGTCCGAACCTTCACAGACTCGGACCACAACACCGGGTCAGGCCACTGATCAAACAACCACAAATCATCCTGGGCAACCCAGTACGTGTCCTTTGACCGCAACGAACCAGCAGCAATGCCATGTTCCTTCGTGGTCCAACCAGCCAACAACACCTTGTTCTCCCGGACCACCGCCAAAATGTACGGCGCATTTTTGTCTGCTGGGTGCAGGAACAAATGACCGTCAACGTGTTCCGTTGAACGCACCTGATAAATGCTGACATCACCAGACAAATCCGAGAAGCGTCGATCAGTAGCAGGTTGCCAATGCCGGTCAAACGCTTTCGCTACCGCATACTCGGCAATCATGCCCACGATGTCTATCTGCCAGTAGTTCTTCCGTTCATCGGAACCGTAGAACTGGGGTCGAGCTTTCTTGATAGACGCGATACGACGCTGGCACCCGGCCATTGCTGCGTGGGCCAGTTCGTATTCGTCAAGAGTCACCACGATCTGCATTACGCCTCCACCGGGGGAATTTCCCACCATGCGTCACCGAATATCTCGAACGGGTGGCAACCACGCTTCACACAATGACTGTCAGCCACGAACAAATCCACACCGGACTTGCGCCAACGCTCAAACTGTTGACCCAATCCGCCAGTGATCTTCTCGCCCGACTCAATAATGAACTGAATCAGCGGTTCAGGATCGATCTTCGGGGCCAGTTCCGGGTACTTACGACGCTTCATGTTGTATAAATCGTACGCACCCTGGCACTTCTCGCACCGGCACCCGTTCTTCTTGTACCCGTTAATCCCGTGGTATCTGCTTGTTTGTTTCGTAGGCATTTTTGTCCCCTTCTTGTGCGGCCAATACCGCTTTGTGTGCTTCGGCTGCGTGGTTCATTCCCAGGTGGTGACCCTGCCACGTCATCGCAGCGTTACGCCAGTTCAACAATTGCCGTTCAACAATTGCGATTCGTTTCTGAAACCTGATGTTCTCATCACGACGTTCAACCAGTATTTCCTGAAGATCGTGAACGGTTCGCGTAAGCGTGTCACACCTTTCCGTCATACGCATCAACGATGTTTGTAATTCCCGGATTGTTGCTTCGTGTTCCATCAGTATCCTGCCTCCACCAGCAAACCAATCAGTACCCGTGCGGGGAGGATGGCGTACCACTCACCAGGGTCGGTGGTGCCACGCTTCTTGGCAATGACAACCCCGGTGTCTGCTTCGGCGTTCACCATCTCAGCTTCCAGTTCTTTGATCCAACCAGCCAAATCCATTTTGGCGTGGTTCTTCACCTCGAACACGACAGGGCCACAGCCAGTGATGTCTCCTTTGTCGGCTGTTCCGTGCAACGCTCGACGCTCAGCGTACGGGAACCCATGATCACGCAGGTACTTCACCACAGCTGTTTCGGCAGCGGTGCCTTTCGCTTTAGCCTTGCTCACCGCGCACCGTCCTTTCGTACACGGCGACAAATTCTGCCCCGTCCCCGGCGTGATAGTGGGCGTACATCAGGCGCATGGTTTCGCGTAGGCGTTCAATCTCATCAGCGGCTTCACCCAACAGAGAAATACCGCCACGCCCGTTCCGTAGCCGGGTCACAATGTCGTCAGTCACGACTAATCTTGTCCTGAACCATGACCAGCACCGTCTTCAAGGTTTCCACCTGCTGACGAATTGCCTGCACCTCGGCACGAATCTCCTCCAACGTGCGACCCATCGCCTGATGCTGCAACTGGTCAGCCTGATCCTTCAACCGGCGGTTTGACTCAATGGCGTTCAGTTCCATCCAACCCATCAGAAATCCTCCGGGCTGAACTCAACAATGTACGCATGACGCACCAAGTCACGAATCAGCGTAGAACGCTTCACGCCACGGGCCGCGCACAGTTCCGCAATTTCCGCCAACTGACGTGTTGTCATACGGATACCGACAATGTGGGATGACGCTTCCGACGCGGACGGGTCAACTGTTCTCTTGTTAGCCATCACTTATTCCTTCTGCTCAATTTGCGCTTTTGCGCTTCCTTTTTGCACGATCCGCACAGAATCGTTCCGTACTGCACTGGGTGGCCACACCAACCCAGCAACACTTTGTTAGCCATGATCAGGCTCCCTTCATTTCCTTGAACGATGCCCGCAGACCGGCAAGGTCAGCTTCGATCAGCGGACGGTTCGCGTCGATGCCTGCGTGTGCGATGACATCAACAATGTTCAAACCCACGTTATCGCAGGCCGCCTTGAACTGGGCAATCTGTTCTTCGCTCAGTTCCTTCGTCGGGGATGCTTTACCGGCGGGCTTCGCAGCAGGCTTTGGTTCGGCGTACTTGACGCTGTTGTCGTAACCCTTCACCTTTTCCAATGGTGCCTGCTGATAGTGATCCAGGTCGTTCCATTCCTGCTTTGTCCACAGCGACAGGCCGATACCGAAACGCATAGCCCCGTTGCGGAGCGCGTCACCGTACAACACTTTGTCAAGGTCCATGCTGTTTGCTTTGGCTGTGCCGATAGCGAGCCGTGCCTGACCGAGCAGGGTCATCTCAAACCACATGGTGGCCATGTCATTGACGATGTTGACTGCTGGGCGACCGTTCTCCCATGCGATGGGAACGAGCCGCCAATGCGGGTCAATCTCGATGAGGATGCGGGTGATGTCAGCATGACCGACGAAGTCCAGGGATGTTCCACCCTTGGGCAGTTTGCCGACAATCTTCGGGTCCGGCACCGCGTAGTTGTGCAGAACCTTCAACAGTTCTGCGGTGTTCTTGTCTTCCATTACTTGTCCCCTTTCAAAAGGAATGAGCGAGTCGTTGACTCTTTGATGAATTGCTTGGCCAGTTCCGGGTGTGCAACCTTGAACGCTTTGGTGTCAAAGGTTTCCCGAGTCTGTGTTTTCCAAGTCGCAACGGTTGTGCCGTTGAGAACTGCTGTGTCTGCGTCCCCGATCAGTTCGCAAATCTCTGCCTTGAGTTCTAGTTCAAGTGCGCGGTACGAGTCAAGTTCGTTTCGCACATGACGCAAACGGTCAAACAGTTCGGCGTGTTCGGGGTCAATGCGTGTCGTCTTCTCCAACGATTGCGGGTAGCGGGTGGCGACCGTTTCGTACGACCATTTCACGCCGTCCGGGACCATGCCCAGCTCGATGCTGTTCAGCCAGGTTTCCACCGCTGCGATGTGTTCATCCATTTCTGCCTGGGTGATGTGCTGGACATGGATGTGGAGAATCATGGACGGGTCAAAGATGGCCCACAGGATTTGGTTCACGTCCGCGCAGATGGCTTGCTGGATTCCTTGGATGCGCCAATAGTCCGGCAGACGACCTTCCCACTTGCGGGTGGTGGTTTTGATTTCCAGCACCTTGCGAACAAGGTTGATGTTGCCGTCCTCGTCCTGCATCTCACCCTCGAAGAAACCGTCCAGGGTGGACACCATTCGTGCGCCGTTGTCCGAATCAGCTGCGAACATCTCATCCGGGGTGTCAAACTTCAGGTTCAGTTTGTCGCTTGCCCATTCCAACACGAACGGTTCAAGACGGTTACCGCGTTCCATCGCAGGGTTCGGCGGGATCGGGGTTGGTGCAATGTCACCAAGCAGTTCAGCTGCGTATGCGTCACGCTTCACGAACGGATGCAACCCGTAGATCGCGGCGACTGCTGAGGCGGACACACGCTTGTTGCCGTGTTCGTCACGGAACCTGATGTTCAGCCAGTCTTGGCCGCCGTGTTCCGGCTTGTTGATTCGATACCTGTGTAGAGCCATCGGCCCCCTCCTTCGTTGTACGGTTAGGTACGGTACAGGTTAAACAGGGGGTGTGTCAAGGTCAGGCACAGGGTTTTCTGTGAACGACACCACAGACATGGATCGGACCATCAAGCTGGGGATGTGAAACGGGTGGATTCCTTCCCCGTCGGTGATGGTTTGCCACACAGTGACGTGATCTTTCTTGCCGCCTGGCGTGTCAGCCGGTACGAGATAGCCGACCGTAGTGACGATGACCTCACCGTCGTCCTCGTAGTCGTCTAACGGTAGCCATCCACTGTCCCCTGCGTGTGCGTCTGCCCAGCGTACGAGAACAATGGGGAAGCTTTCAATCTTCTCGCTCATCTTGCTCCCCTTTGGTGCGACACACGGCACAGTATTGACCGTCGCCTACGGGCCATGAGTTTCCACAGTCCGGGCAGGTCAACCAGTTCTTCGGGTCCATACCAGCATTGTAGACAACGGGTTATGCGACTCGCTGAGCCTTACGCAGCAACGATTCCAACCGTTCAACAGCACGTATGAACTGGTCATGCTCGGTGGGGATCACCGTGGCTTTGACGAGGTACTTCAACAGGATTTGGATGTCTTGCTCGGTCATAGGAAGACCGACAGTAGCACCGTTATTTCGTTGTACTTTTCTTTCGAACCGTAGAACTTTGAGATTTCTTTTCGAGGTTTTCAAGACGTGATTCAATGCGGTCAATCGCATCACGCAACGATGCACCACCGTTGTTAAACATATTCATTTCGACGAGGGTGACGGCCTTCTCAATGCGTGTTGCCCACTTCACCACCGGACGAACAACGAACTGCACCATCGCAGCCAACGCTGTCACCACACCACCAGTTGTAATGATCCACTGTGCAAGATTCATTGGTTGATCCTTTTCACTTCGTTATAAACGAGACAAAGAAAAGCAGATACAGAAACGCAGATGCCACAAAGAAACCCCAACGCCACATATCCATACTTCACGCAGGCTTTGGCAGTGCGCGCCACTTGGCTTCAAACGCGTCCTGGTCAAGGTGCGCGGTGTCCGGACCGACCTCTACATGGATCCAGCGGCCCATCGGCGTTCCCCCGTTATCCGATTCAGACCATTCCTTCCAGCCCCTACCGACACGCCAGCCCCTACCCCACTTCTTTGCGGTGCCGGTCGGGTTGCTGACAGCGGAGTAATCGTGTACTTCCTCAATGTCAAGAGCCTTCACAACTTCGGGTGAGGTCAGCCACGCGATGGCTTCCTTAGCGGCCTCGATGCCCTGACGGTCATACGAAAATCCAAGGTCGCAGGCCCGACCCGTCCCGTGAACGCTCATCCATTTCTCGGCACCAGGCGAATCAATCGTCATACCAGCAGGAGCTGATCGCATCAGTCTCACGTTCAGCGTCCCCAGGTTCTTGAAACCCCAACGCTTCCCACACAGAACAACGAACCGTTCCACAGCAGGCAGTTTTGCGTGGGCAACCTTGTCGAACCCGGTGTACTTGCTCATTTGTCGTCCTTTGGCTTTCGGCGGCATCGCCTTTTGTGTTTGGCGAATTCATCATAGTCGTCAAAAAACACGACTGTTTGAGCGTCCTCAGGGTAGTCCTCGGGGGTGAATTCGTAGTCGTCCGGGATGTCATCCCATGACCCGAAATCCTCTATTGCGTCTGCAATGGCGATGAACAAGATTGACAGTTGGATGACGGGGTTTCCGTCCATGTCAAGTTCTTGACCGTCCAGTTGGGTCAGGTCGCCAGCCTCAAAGTCAATGTCGTCATGGGCGGGTCGTGCCGTCTTATCGTAGTGTTGCACGATTTTGGCGAATTCGATGTAGTCGCCTACGGCCCGCTGGTATGCCTCGCGTTGCGGATCAGCATCCCAGTCACCCACGGTTATTCCTCCAGGCCAAACGCCAACGCCACAAGCATCACAAACAGGGTGATGCCGGACAGTACGAGAGCTTTGTTGAGGGTTTCGCCGGACAGGGTGATGAGAATGAAACCGGTGCCTGAAGCCCACATGAGGAGGGCGTAGATGGCGGTCAGGTACTTCTTCACGGGGTCAGATTATCACTTGCGGCGAATCGTGACAGCGGCGATGGCGGAGATGGTGGTGATCACGATAAGGGCGCGACGGGTGGACACGGGGACTGTGGAACCGAGCGGGACGTAGGTGTCGGTTGCCCCGGAGAAGATGTCTACTTCTTCCTCGAACGCGGCTCGTACGGTGGGGGGTGCGTCTTGGACTGCGGCTACCAGTTCCACCAGTTGATCATCGGTCAGTTCGTCCACGTTCAAGGCTGCGAAAATTTCGGTGGCCTGTTCAGCGGTGACGGTGGCTAGGACTTCAGGGTTGGTGGCGAGTGCGGTGGCTTGTTCGGGGGTGACTGTCGGCGGTATTGCAACAGTCGTAGTAGTTTGTGCAACGGTTGTCGTTGTGGAGGTAGAAGATGTGGTGGTGGAAGTTGAAGATGTCGTGGTGGTTTGAACGACAGTCGTGGGCGGGACGGTGGAAGTCGTCGTCGGCATCGTTGAAGTTGTGGTGGTCACGACAGTCGTGGACGGTTCAACAGTTGTGGTCGTTGCTGGCAGTGTTGTCGTTGACGGTGGGACTGTTGTCGTTGTTGTTGTGGTGGTCGTAGATGTTGTCGTTGTTGTCGTGCTTGTCGTGGTGGTTGGAATCTCCGTTGTTGTGGTTGACGGGAGGACTGATGTTGTTGTCGTGGATGATCCTGAA